GTTCATTCGTAGCACCAATGAGACCAATCTGCGTTCTCATGTCTGCTTCTTCTTGACTAATCTTTAGTCCAAGTTCTTGAACAGCAATTTCATCTTTGCGAGCTTGCTTAGATGCGTTAACCGCATTTTTCTGCTTTTCTAGTGCTGTAACTTGTTGATTAGACAACTCTAATTGTTTCTTTACCTCTCCTGTTTGAGCAATTAATGAATCACGTTTTTCGGTGTCAAGTCCAGTTGCATTAGCTTGCTCCTCTAGTTTAGCAATCTCTTGTTGAGCCCTAAGATTGTTCTGACGAATTTGCGATTGTGCTTCAAGATGATTAGTTGCTGCTTGTGCTTCCGCTTGAGTCATAGACAACGATTTAATGTCCAGTTCAAGTTTTTCTTTGGCGAGATCATTGTTTAGTTTTTGTGTTGCACCCTGAGCTTTCAATGCGTCTATTGCAGAATTATCAACGACTGTTTTCTTTGCTGGGTCGAGAACAGATCGAATCTCTTCTGCTTTTTTCGCCTCCTCATTCATCTTCATTGCATCTAGAAGAGCTTTCTTATCATTATCGTTCATCTTGTCATACGCTGCTTTCTGCGTGTCTGACAGTGATGCTATACGACGAATGTTGTCTGACTTCTCATTTACTGTCTTTGCGTCAATGCCTAATGTTTCTTCGAAATAGTCATTAATAAAGTTATCGCCGCGACCACCTGATGCTAGACTTTTCACCATTTGAAATACTGCAACTACACTCGACGCAATTAACGCAAATCCAGCCATAGGAATCAATGCTGCTGCTGTTGATACTGCTAATCCTTTCATTGAGGCTGACAGACCAGCTACTGACCATGTCATTGCAGTCTGAGATGCTATTACTCCACCAGACGAAACGATGCCCGCATTGTCGGCTGCTGTTGCCATTCTCTTAGCTGCACCATACGATGCGTTAGCTTCAGCTGCTGCGGCTGTTGCAACTGATTTTCTCCATTCTAAGTTAGTTAATTCTTTCTTGGCTCTTGCAGCAATCTCTTCAGAATCAGTTGCTGCAATAGTAGCCTTTAAGGCCTTTATTGATACGTCGAGTGATTTGCTCTTAGCATTTGCTCCAGCTGCGTCAATAGCTACTGCTCTTAATTTAGACTCATTCGATTTTTCAATAACTGTTGCTTCTGCTACAGATGCTTGAATTGCTTTAGTGGTACTACCAGTTAATCCATCAATACCTTTTATTACTGCATTAATAGCACTGATGATGCTTGAACTTGCGAATAGTCCCATAGCACCAGCTAATGCAACTGCTGCAACTCTGGCACCGCCAAGTCCATCTATCATTGGGGCAATGAGGTCAGTTACTGGTGAGAGCAATAAGATGAATTGGTTTTTAACATTCTCAGCGCCAACAGCCAGCTCGTCCATTACCTTCTTAGCGGATTCTGTCGCTGCTGCTGCATCTTTCTGTGTTCCGGCATACTTGTCCATGCCTTCAGACAAGTCTTTCCATACTTGCTTGGACCCAGTCTTACCAAAGAGGTCCATCCCTAAGGTTGCTCGCTTACTCACATCAGTAATGTTACCTAATGATTCAGCCATCTTCTTAAATGCTTCTTCTGGAGAATGAGTTTTTAGGTAGTCTTGCGTAACACCAAGTGCCTCCATCTCAGATCGAAGTTTAGTATTGCCATCTGACGCATCCAACGCCGCCATGTTCATCTTCTGAATCATCTTAGCAACTTCTTCGCCCGACGATCCAGCAGCTACAGCAGCCAGATTCATTTCCATCATTGACTGAGTTGTTACGCCAATTGAATTAGCAAGATCAACCATTTGTGATACTGATTCAGCAGCTGAATGAGCAAACGAGATAAGACCAGCACCAACAATAGCACCCCCAACGCTATTCATCTTAGAGGTAACTACTTCTGCTGCGGATGCTAACTTGTTAAAGGCTTCTGCGCCTACCTGCCCAGCTGATACAATCTTAGCGCCAAGACCAGATACCGCAGTTGTTGATTGTGAGATCGCAGCTTGAAACTGTGATGTGTTGATTGTTAATGCAGATTTGATGTCAGCCATGTGTTATCCTATTTTTCTGATGAAGTTATTGACGACTCTTTGAACCTCTTGTTCGGTTGGTTTAGTCATGCCTTTTGGTGCTTTTGGTGATTTGCCGCTATCCAATTCTGTAGCGTATGGATAATTAGCATCAATAGTTATCTGATCTTTAGTTACTGTAAGGGCAGTTTGATTACGAGCATTTCCAGTTCGCTTTGGAGTTTTTTCCTTAAAGAATTTATAGATAGGCTGAGCAATCTCTTTGTTAATGTTACTAAGATTGCTCATCTGTCTCTTAAATGCTGAATCATCAAACGAGGTCATTTACGATTTTCCCTTTCTCTTGCTACTTCTGTTGCTTTAGCTATTCGAGCAACCATTTCTTCTTCAGTCATCTTAGGGGCAGGAAGCCGACCTTTGTTTTCCTGTAACATGTGTCGATAGTTAATGTAACTTTCAACAACATCCATAATCCTAAAGTCATACACAGTTGCTTCTCTAAGTAATTCGGATGGCAGTTTATGATACCTCTGTGCCATCTTGTCTACCATCATTAGTTTACCAACATACTCAGACTCAGGATCTAATGCTTCCCCTGTTACTTTCCCAGTTCTTCAAAGATGGCTCGCGCCATCGGTCCCAAGTAGGCGATGTCATTGATCTGAACTCCGTCACCAAACAACAGTTCGAACGTGTCCGGGTCGACTACGAGTTCATACACTACGTCTTTCACAAGCATCTCATTGATGCGTAGAACATCAGCAAGAGCCATTGGCCACATAATGTAGAATTCAAGAGATTCACCGTCAAGTTTCTTAAACTTTTCGATCTCGTGATCCGACACTGGCACTGCTGTAAGTTTCTTAGGGGCTTGTTTTGTTGCGAATTTGGTTAGGTTCATCTGTTAATCTCCTTTGTGGTTTTCAATCAGCGTATTCAATACCAGTATGATAAAGGATACTCGCCCTTCAGCTTTGCGTAAATCGGCCTGGGCGCATCGTATTTCATTTTGACTCTTTGCTGCGGATTCTAAGGCAGAAGTGAGTGCCTCTTTGGTTGTTAAACTTTCTACTATCATCTGTTGATCCTCCTACACTCTTATTTATACTCAAGACAAAAGGGCCCTCGAGCCCTTTTGTGAGTTTGTGTTACGATTACGCCGACTTAGCTTCTGCGCCGTCAACTGTGATAGTGATCGGAGTCGTCCATGCAGTTGCAGTAGCTGATACTTTCGGACCGATTGCTGTGAAGTAACCGTCGCCGTTGTATACGGTTGCACCCATGTTATACGTCCAATGAATCTTAGTCTTAGCATTCATAAGAGCGAACACACCCAGGTTTGCTGCAGAACCAGCAACATTACCAACGTCAGCAGTGATACCTTCGTATCCAGCCTTAGTGATAATCATGTTGCCGCTGATAGTGCCAGACGTTACCGTCGGGAACTGACGCTTACCTGCGTTGTTCATTGTCATGAACGAATACAGTTCAGTAGTCATTGGGTTGTCAAAGCTATCAAGATTCTCGATTACGAGCGGACCAGTCTTACCTGCGACTGTGATAGTGATTGCTACAGGCGACGTATCGTTTAGCGTTCCTGTTTGTCCTGGGGAGATGATAAATTCAGCCATTTTGTTTCCTTTTAGTTAATGATTCGCTCAAACTTTAGTTCGAGCTTAGTTACAAGTAAGTCCTCTACGAACTCTGTTGTTACTTCGCTTGCGGCTGAGATAAACCCAACATCGCCTAAGCTAATAGCATTCTTCAATGAACTCACTGTGTTACTATAGTCTGTTGGTAGCTGCTTCGCGTCTGTAGCGAGATAAACGTCTAACGAGACTGTCTCTTTGTCTATTGTTTTATTCATCATTTTAATGAACGGTTCTGTTATCACTTGGGCTTGATCAACATAGATACTCTTTGGATTACTTAGGTAAAGAGCAACTCCGTTATTATCAAACGGTAAGTTATTCGAAACTATGTAGTTCCTCAAACTCAACGTATTGATGAATGCTAAGACTAAATCTCTCATCGGATTCGCCTTGGGTTAGTATTACTTGGTTCTTTTTCAACCGACGTTACAACTCCAGAAGCATCAAAGTCGTACCAGTCGCCAGCAACAACTAATTCATTAAACAACGTGTCTGCTCTTTCTGCGTACCACGCCATCTTTTGACGATTAGCATCATCCTCTGATCCGAAATTCGTGACCATTGGTAATACATAATCTGCCATTGCTGTTGCTACACATAGATCAGTAAAATCCACATGTCGCAACAGTATTAAATTAGCATTTAGTTCTGGTATGTCTGCTACAGTACGAAGAGTGCTGGTTGATCGATTAACGTAATACGATCTCCACCAGTCACTCGTTCGTAGTTTTGCTAAGATTCTCTGTGTTGCTCTAACCAATAACTCGTCGATGTCGACGTCATTCAAGCTTTCGTTAGTGTTGAAGACTCGGATTTCGCGATTCATCACGTCATCCGTTTCTGCGAACGAAACTACATTACCACTTGCTTTAACGAAAGCCATCTGTGTTATCTCGATTAAGCGTCAGCGAGCGTTGAGTCGAAGCTCATTGCAACGCCGTAACTATCAACCAATTCGCCCGTAGCATACACTGCCGTTACAACCATTTCAGTTGCACGTAACGATGCATCGCGTTGGAATTCGATCTTAACGTCTTGACTGAGGGCAAAGCCCAGTTCGTCA